GAACTATTGTTTCTAAATTTTATACTGGAGCAGCAGCTTATGATATAGAACCTTACATTCCCGATAATGGTTTGTTATTTAAAGCTGGAGCATTTATTAATCTTCAGTCTACTCGTGTAGTAGACGCAATAACAGTTTATTACGATGGACCAAATCCAAACGGTAGTTAGGAAAATATATGGCGACTATTACTTATACAGTTACGGTTGCAACTGGCACTAACCAATATAGTGCAAACGTAAATAAATTTTATATTAATGGTAAAGTAAGTCCTGTACTACAACTTCAAGAAGGTAATACTTATATATTTAATCAAGATGCTGGTAGCAACGCCGGTCATCCATTAAGATTTTCAGCAACAGCTAATGGAACTTGGGGCACTCCTCCAGGAGGTACAGAAGGAACAGGAGTTGAATATACAACAGGTGTAACAACTTCAGGAACTCCAGGAACAGCGACAGCTTTTACACAAATTGTTGTAGCCCCTGTTAGAACTTTAGGTGCTCCTACATTATTTTATTATTGTACTAATCATAGTGGTATGGGTAATACAGCTAACACTGTTTCACCTACTTCAGGAACTAATAAGTTTAATCCACCTATAGATGATATTATAGAAGAAGCTTTTGAAAGAACTAATATAAGAGGAACTAGAACAGGTTATCAATTAAGATCTGCAAGACGTTCATTAAATATTATGTTTAAAGAATGGGAAAATAGAGGTGTTCATTTATGGAAAGTAAAATTAGCTGAAGTACCTTTAGTAAGGGGTCAAGCAGAGTATAGTTTTTCTACAGACTCTATTAATTTTCCAAATGATTTAAGTCAAATTTTAGAAGCAAGTTATAGAAATAATAGTACCGCAACAAATCCAGTAGACACTGCTATATCTCAACTTAGTAGATCACAATATAATGCAACACCCAATAAATTAACACAAGGTACACCTTCTCAATATTATATAGAAAGAAAGATTAATCCAAGTATATTTATATATGCTACACCAAATGCAAGTGTATCTAGTACAAGTGCACCTGGTAATTTTTTATTTCGTTTTTATTATATGGCTCAGATTGAAAATCCAGGTTCTTATACTAATACATCAGATGTAGTTGATAGGTTTTATCCATGCATGATGTCTGGTCTTGCTTATTATTTAAGTATGAAATACTCACCTGCAAGAACACCAGAACTTGAAAGAATTTATGAAACAGAAATGGCAAGAGCTCTAGATGCAGATAACCAAGGAACATCTACATTTATTTCTCCACAAACTTTCTACGGAGACGGGGTTGCTTCATAATGGGAGTTTTTGCTAGAGGTAAACAAGCATTATCAATTTCAGATCGATCAGGATTAAGATTTCCATATACAGAAATGGTAAGAGAATGGAATGGTTCTTTAGTTCATTATTCTGAGTATGAAGCAAAACAACCACAGCTTCAACCAGCACCTGTTGGATCAGATCCTCAGGCCTTACAAAATCCAAGAGTACAAAGAGATAGTACACCCCAATTAATTTTATTAGATAATAATCCATTTGAAATTATTATTTCGAATGGTAATACATTTGTTAATGTATATTCACTTGATCACCAAAGACTAGCTAATAGTGTTGTAAGATTAAGAGGAGCACCACAAGTTACAGCAGTCGGAACAGGTGGAGCAAATACTCCAAACTTACAATCTTTTGCAACCATACCCACTATCGCAGGAGTAACTGATATAGATGCAGCAGCAGGTTTTACAATTCAATTAGGAAAAATAGCAGCAAATGGAACTGTATCAGGTTCAACAACTACTGATGTATTAACTAATCCTATTAGTTATTTTTATTTTCAAAGTGGTGACAACGCAACCACATCTGGTATAGTAGGTGGTTTTAATAGTTGTTCAGCAGGACCAGTAACATTGGAGGCAATATAATATGGCATACACATTAGACAATTTAAGATCAGATATAAGATCTTATACTGAAGTATCTAGTTCAGTTTTAACAGATAATATTTTAGCAACTATCATTAAAAATTCAGAAAATGGAATATTAAGAGCTGTTCCTACAGATCAAAATGCACATTATGCAACATCTAATTTAATTGTAAATAATAGGTATGTAACTATTCCAGATGATCTGAGATCTATTAATTATGCACAACTTACAGATTCTAGTGGAAACCAATTATTTCTAGAACAAAGAGATCCAAGTTTTATGGCAGAATATTATTCTACTCCTTCAACATCAGCAGTAGGAATACCTAAATATTATGGTAATTGGGATGAAAATTTTTGGGTAGTAGCACCCACTCCAGATACAACTTATTCTATTACTATGGCTTATAATAGAGAACCTTTTAGTATAACAGATGCAACTAATCCAATAGGGGCTCCAGCTAACTTAAATGGAACTTATTTATCAAATAAGTATCAAGACTTGCTTTTATATGGTAGTCTGATAAATACATTTGGGTACTTGAAAGGTCCACAGGATATGATACAATATTATCAAGGACTTTATCAAAATGCCCTTACAACGTACGCAACCGAACAAATTGGTTACAGACGCCGAGATGAAGATGAGGATGGAGTACTTCGTCAACAACTTAAATCAAAATCACCATCCGCTTATGGAACAACAACTTAGGAGATAAAAAATGGCGAACGTAGTACCTTATGCTTTTAAAGAAGGAATATTAAAAGGACAACACAACTTTACAGTAGATGATGCTTATTATTTAGCATTGTACACATCTGCAGCACCTTATGCTGTGACTGATTCTGCTTACTCATCGGCTGTTGCTGGTCAAGTAACAGGAGGAGGAAATGGTTATCAACAAGGTGGAAATTCTTGTAATCAAGGAGCAGTATCTAGAACAGGAAATTTTATAACTTTAGATTTTTCACCGGACCCACAATGGACAAATGCTTCTTTCGTAGCAAGAAGCGGTGTTTTATATAAATATATAGATGGAGGAACAACAGCTAATCAATTTTTAGTTGCAATTTTAGATTTCCAAGCAAATATTACAGCAACTAATGGAACCTTTACTGTTTCATTCCCCGCATCAAATGCAGATGGTGGACAAGGAGCAGGATCTGGAGCGTTATTAAGTATAACTGGAAATCCATAGGAATAAATTTTTATGGCTTTAGTTTTAAATGATAGAGTTAAAGAAACTACAAACACAACTGGTCAAGGTAGTATTACTTTAGCCGGAGCAGCCGCTGTTAACTTTATTACATTTAATACTGGAATCGTACCAACCAATACAACTTACTATGCTATTGTTAATCAAGGAGTAGCAGAATGGGAGGTTGGAGTAGGAACTCTATCTAATGCAACTACTTTAGAAAGAACCACAGTAATTGATAATTCTTTAGGAAACCAAACAAAAATAAATTTTACTGGTACAACTAAAGATGTGTTTTGTACATTGCCCGCAAGTAAGGCAGTTTATTTAGACGCTAATGGAAGTCCTGTTGGGGCAGCAAGTAATGGTTTTGCGGTAGCAATGGCTATTGCTTTATAGTATAAAAAGAAAAGGAAAAAAATATGGCACAAGATTTTACAAGAAAAGTTAATAAATTAAGTACTGGAGATGCAGTAGTATTTTTAGCAGCAAATTCAGATGCAGTTATAGGAATTAGAATTGCTAATATTATTACAACAGCTATAACAGCTACTGTATATATAGACCCTTTAAATTCCGGTAATGCAGCAAATTATATTTACATTGCAAAAGAGTTAAGTATACCACCAAATAGTTCAGTAGAACTTGTTCAAGGTGGTGCTAAGTTTGTAATGATTAATACAGATGAAATGCATGCTCTTGTTAGTTCAGTAAATGGAGCAGATATGCTTACAAGTGTTGTTCAGCAAATTAGCGGAAGTTAAGGAGTTTAATTATGAGTGATTATTACAACGAAATATACGTAGGTAATAAACCCGGCGCGGAACAAATCTATACTCATGCTCAAGTTATTAATAATACAGACATAGTTATTGAGTCTGCAGTTTTAGCAGGTCCAGTAACTTTTCCAAATACAATAACAGTAACAGGAACTTTGGTAATAGTATAATGAGCAAAATAGAAGTAGACATAGTTGCACCTCAATCAGGACAAACTGTAACTCTTGGAGTATCTGGAAATTCAATTATTTCTGAAGGAACTACTACTATTAAAGGTAACACTGGAACAAGTACGGATGGAAAAATAATTTTAAACTGTAGTCAAAATACACACGGTGTTGGTATTCAAGCACCACCCCATTCAGCAGGAGCCACATATACATTAACTTTACCACCATCTATAACAAATGGTTATTTTTTAAAAACAGATGGATCTGGTAATTTATCTTTTGCAGCAGCAGACGGTGCAGCTACCGCTCCGACAATAACTAGCTTTCTACCTACTACAGCTGAAGGCGGAACTAATGTATCTATTATAATAACAGGAACTAATTATGTATCAACACCTATGGTTGAATTTCAATCTGTTACAGATGGATCTATTCAACACGCAGCGACAGTTGCTTTTAATAGTTCTACACAATTAACAATAGGAACGGGAACAGGTTTAGTTAACGGTACAAATTATTATATTATTGTAACAAACAATAATGGACAATCAGTTAGATCATCAAGTCAATTATCAACATCTTTAAATCCAGTTTGGACAACAGCATCAGGATCTTTAGGATCAGTAGCTGGTAATTTTTCAGGAGATGTTGTAACAGTAGCAGCG